TAGCATATCATATATATTCAGTTCGTAAATTTTTATTTAAAAAATAAACACATTAGTTATATTAAGATGGATATAACTAAAATGTATTTAACCAAGTATGCCCTTGCATTAGCTTTTTGGACGGATGAATTAGTAACTATTACAGATGACACTCCTTTAGAACTCAGACATTATAATAATTTAGTAGTGCATATGATTTATGATATAAGAAAGAATATCAAAGAGAATCTAAATGAAAAAGATCAATATAGAATTATGAACATTGTTGAAGAGATTAATTATACCATAAATAAAACTGATGAATAATAATATCTAACTAAATATTGTTAATAGCATCCCCGTATTAATCGACTTGCTTTCCTTTGTTTCTTTGCAATTACATTATATATATCCATCGATTCGATGTAAAACTATTATTTCTTCATTAAATAAATAATAGTCTCACCTTAATATGGTTAATATATCCCTGAATATAAAATATAACTTATTAAATAAATATTCATACATGTATTTTTTGTTTTTTCGTTTACTGTTTTGTTCAAACTCAACATTAAAAATCTAAAATATAAATATAAGATGCCAGTAAATAAAAGAATAGACTCTGATGGTAAGACATATTATCAATGGGGTAAATCTGGAAAGCGTTATTATTATAGTACTAAGTTAACAGAAGCTAGAGCTAAAGAATACGCTACACGACAAGGTAGAGCGATCGAGCGATCAATTTCACAAAGACCTCCAAAAAAACTAAATTATAGCATACGTTATTTATTTGAAGACTCCGTGAGTTAGCGAACAAGTCGCTCGACTAATTAAAAGATTAGTATGATATTACTGATATTTTAATCAAAATTTAATATAATTATTTCAATCTGTGCGCTAAAGATCGTTTATGCATCCTAGCACCAGCTGAAACTGAACCATGGGCTCTAACGGTACCACCTTGGTTACCATCATATCCATGACGAATACCACCATCATCTCCACCATCGCCTAAGCCGAGAAGAAGAGGTGCTGCAAATTGAGCAACTTTCGCTACTCCTTTAACATATGGTTTAATTTTTTGCCATACATCCATTAATTTTGTCTTCCAACCAGAAAGAAAGTTTCCACCTGAAATGTGTCTCACATCTTCATATGATACCATTGCATGGGCTGTCTGTGCATGAGATTCTAGAATATCATTTGACGTTAATACTCCGATTAATGCTGAACACTGACCATTAAATATGGAAAAGAGTCCTTGTGACACTGTGACAATATACAACGTTGGAAGTACGGCTGCCGCTGAAACATTCTTCACAGTGACATTCATTTGTAACATGAGCTGGGCCAATTTTCCTGGAGCATCGAGGGCCTCAAGGCCTATATCGATCATATCTAAGCAGAGAATAGACCCAGTTCCTGCATATTGTTGGGAGGCTGTACCAAAGCCAACACCAGGAGTTGCGGAGGCTAAAGCAGGCTTATTAAGGCCTTGACCGCTCCATGCAGCCCATGATGCGTTAATTCCATTTTTGACGGATAAGTCATATACGCTAATACCTTACATCTCTGTAAGGGCTAGACTATATCTTAAATTATTATTAATAATCAATTTCCATTTAGTCGTTGAAGTTAAATCAATTAAGATTTTCACCTGCGGATTATCCTATATATCCAAAATTTTAACATTAGTTTAAAATTAAACTATTTGTATTTAGACATTTAGAAAGTCCCCGCAATTTGGAAATTTCACCTCAGCTTCAATATTGAAGCAAGGTTTGGATCCAAAGGATCCTAAACCATTTAAGATTAACATATTATTAATATGTTTTTATCAACCTATTTGATTGACGTTTTGAAGCACTGGCAAGGCACCCCGAACGGTTGCCGAACTGTATGGAAATATTCTCAATACTTAAAAATGTATCGGTTAAAAAGGGTGTAGCATACAAACTCGCGTTAGTATTACGGCAATAGATATATATACGTGATGGTATTGAATTTAACTGTATATTATTGCTACTAACAATGGTCTGCGCACCCGCAGATATTTGAGGAAAGTCTGTTGGAAATCTATCGATATTCCAGTAATCATAGTTAAATACACGACTAAGATTGGCTCCTTTATCAGAAAGTTGAGGAGTTATATATTGGAACAGAAGATATGGTTGATTTTCAGTATAGCTAAAAGCTGGTGAGAAATTGCTAAAGGACATGGTACTTGTTATTGTTGTAGGAGTCCAAGGAACACCAATAGAAGTATTATCTATAGCGATCATTCTGTTAGCAGTATTCAAGAAATTTAATGTCATATCAAAAGTTCGGAGTCCATAGAACCCACTGTCATCATGTGAAAATGACCCCCAAAATAGGGGCGACAAGAAGATTGGCTCTGTGGAAATGAAGTCCAACACTGAAGTTGCAAGGCCCGCTCCGTTATTGGTTTGGCTCACAATCGTGAATGGAAATGCAGCTGGAGCTAAATCATCAAGGCCATCACCGTATAAGCTCATTGGTGATCGAGTTGCGCCGAAAAGGTCTGAAAACTGTTGGGACTGAGAACAGCTATATGTGGCGCATTTTGAATAATCTGAAGACTTGAGTTTTCTATCGATATTAAAGTGTTCTGTTGCACTAATATAGTCCGAAACGTTGCAAGAAACTGACTGATTGTTTAAAGTGCATTGTATGGTATCGAGTGATTTCATGACAGGGTAACTACGTATACATACCTGATTTGGATTGAAGAGAAGTACTCCAGCTGCAATTCCAGTTGCCTGAACCGTTATACGAACGGGCATCTGAACATGAACCCTGCGGTCCACCCATACATTTTGGGACGTTGGTGGACACGAGAAGTTAATACTTGAATTTGAAATTGAAGTGGTTGTAAATTTTTTGTAGAGGACGTCTGATCCGCCTTTAAGGACTGGGTAGATCCTAGGCATATTCATCGTTCGAGGGTCATGAACGGTAATTGGAGTTAATTTCTCAGAGACTGTAAGTGACATCTATTTTGGTTATAATAATCTTATATTAGATTTTAAAAATAAGATTATGAGTAATAATTTACAGATATTTTAAAGCTTGACTTCTATATAATCTTTTATTAAAGAAGGCTAATTTCATTGTTATAGCATCATATTGTGATAAGAATAGGGGGTAAAATTGATTCAATCTATCAATCCACCAAAAACTGATATCGATTTTTCTCAAAGGAGAATCTGAAATCAAGTCAGCAAGATGATATACAGCTGGTGAATATAAAGCAACAGACCGTTGTTGACCTGGTTCAGTTAACTCTAAATTGAAATCAGTTACAATACCAATTGTATTTGCATTACCATTCTGACTATTATTAACACTAGGATAATATTCTTTTTGTAAAGGAATTGTTGAACTAGTCATCACGAGTTTTCTAACTGAATTGATATAGTCATACGTACTCCATTCTTGTGAGAATATATATGCCGCGCCAGCTCCTGTTCGTGCTCCATTTCCGATCGGAGCATTTGCAATTAATGAATTATCAATTTCGGCAGAGGGCTCCCAAATTTCAAAGCGACCATTATTTTGAACTGCGTTAAAAGATGAAATAGGATAAAATGCAGAATAATTGAAAAATACAGTCCAATGAAAGCCAGCAGATGCAGTCGCTTTAACAAAAGAAACAGGCATAACAATTTGAAAGATTTTTTGAGCTTCATTCCAAATCATATAAGGTAGATTACCAGGAGATCCAGCAGCAACCCAAGATTGATTTAATGCATAATTAAACATATCGACTAAATGTTGATAATTATAAACATAATAGTAAAGTGAATTACCGGGATTATTTGTAATATCTTCAATTTGAGTCCAATATTCAACACTAATAGGAAAATTAGTGGCAGTAGGATTAGGTGTTCCATTTTGAGGTGGAACAGTTGATTGATCTTGTTGTTGACATACTCCAATGATATATGGAGTAAGATTTGGATCAGGTTGACCAGGAACAATCGGCATAACAAAAAGTGGAACTTCATTTAGAGGTATTTGGAAACTGACGATTGAAAAATAATACTCTGATGGATTATCCAAAATATTGATATCATATGATACATTATATGTAGCCTGTACTGGATTATTAATCCCAATGTTTGGATTTGTAACACTAATATTAACATAGACATTATCGCTTGTATCTTTGTCCATAGTTATTATATATTAGAAATACATAATAAATATTCAATAATGAAGTTGAGGTGTTGTCAGTAATGTTACGATATCGTCAGCATTTTTACCTTTAAAGACTTTACTAAAGTCTTTAAGACTCATATCCTTTAGTAATATACGCATAGAAGACCACCGGCCACACGTTTTAATACCATCTCCATGTTTTTGAAACTTGTGTTCATTATAAGTTAGATTTTTGAATTTGGAATTATAAAATAGCCTTGTTAAATAAGGGTAGTTTTCATTTAGTTTATTCTTCATATCAGAAGGAACCCATTTAAGCTCATCATCAAGGAATACTCCATATGGATCGAAGTGTTCAACAGTATCTTTGTCATGCCGAATAATGGCAACCCAATGACCATTTCCAGGTTGCCATTCATATAACAAAAAACATGCTCCATATGGTTGAAGTAGTTGTTCCAATGTTTTATATTTATGGAGATCTGAGTAGAGTACCACTTTAGCATGACCTTTAACAAGCTTCATGACATCTTTGTCAGATAAAGCAATATCTTTAAGCCTCTTTAGATCATTAGCCTTCATATATTATTAGATACTATTTTTATAATGACATCATTTGATTCCTCAGTTTAGTCATTTCTCTTCGTCTTGCATTAATTTTATCTTTATTAGCTTGGTAATAATCCTTTTGATATGGTCTTTTTCTTTTAGAGTTATTCGTCAGATCAGATAGATCATCGCGAGTTGTAACTGTAATAGTTTTGATCTTATGATCAGGATCAGTGACTTCTACAGTAATCTTAAACATTTTTATATATAATATGTCATTTATAAATAAAAATTATAGAATATACACACCATGAGAATAAACAATTGTAGTTGGATAATTTTTTCGAATCATAACCCATCTTGATGGTAACTTTAAAATAGTATCAATTTGTTTATGATCAAGACCGAAATATTGTTTTAATACATATCGGATTTGATATGCAGAACCAGATGAAGGATAAACAATAAGACTTTGGAGTTCATTAAGAATAGTTCTAGTTAACTTACCACCACTATTGATAAGATGTGAAGTAATAATAATACTCAAATTTAGTTTTCTACCTACTTCTAAGATATCAGCAATCAATGCTTCAACTGCTTCTTTAATATGTTTATCGATGATAGTATTCGTATCATCAAACACAACCATTGCTTGATTTTCAATTTCAGTAATATCAATTGGTTCAGTTACGAGACTATCATCTAAAGTTATTTGTTTTAATTTTAAATGTGCATATGCAGGATCATCTTTGTAATCTGTTCTTGAGAAGAAATATACATTAGATTTTGGATGTAATTTTTTAAAGACACCGATGAGTTGAGCAGCAATAGTCGATTTACCACTTCCTGCTGGACCTGCAATATATGTTACAGTACGTTCATCAGGATTCAAAATAGGTTCCAATGAATCTTTTTTCAGATCTATCTTTTTTGTACCTAAAAAATCAGTATCATCTGATTTATCTTCAGTTGAAATATAAATGATCTTATTCTTAAACGTACCAGTTATAATCCGTGCTATAGGAGTACCTTCTTGAAAGTTCAATGACATAATTAATAATACTAGATTACATAATAAATACGGGCTAAAATATTTATGATCTGTGTTTATTACAGTTTTTTCTGGGTTACTAATATAAGCATGATAAAACGACGAATCATGAAAGAAGAGCCTGTTCAAGAACAACAAATGACTCTAGAAACAAAACTTGCTGATAAAGTGCAACAAGCTAGAGATAGATGGGATAATGAAAGAAGAATATGTAAAGGTTGTCTACAAATAATTAAAAATAAGTCACGATATAAACATCAAAGATCGAAAAGACATCTTATGATGGTTGAAGAATTAAATAAGAAACATTTACCAATGGAATTACGTGCTAAACGACAAAAGCTAAAATTATTTTATGAACTTTAATATATAAATGGATATTATATTTAAAAATGAACTTGAATTTGCCAGAGAATTCTGGTCTCAAGCAATAATTGGTCTTGAAGAAGCAGAATACCCTCCTAAACCTGATGAATGGTTAGAAAATGGTAAACAACTTACCAAAAACTGGGAATGTACTAAATTTGATATGATTAAAACTATCAATACGTTGACCGATGAAACTGAAAAGAAACAACTTCAATCTTTCATGTCTTGTACTTTATGTCTTTATATTGATCTAATGTGTGCCTTATCTAAAATGAAAGAACAAGATATTGAAAAAATTGAAAAAAATGATAAAGAGTCAATCGAATCATTCATCTTTAAATTAGACGAATCTGAAGAAGAAGAACTAACAGATTCATCGAATGAATTACCTCAAAATGAACAGCGAATTGAAGTTATTACATCAAAATCTGGTTTACCTAACATTACAGTTTAAACTAATCATAATGATTAATTTAAATTAAACAGATACAACAATTACATTCATTGTAGAAATGTAGACTGATCCAGGTGCAGAGGAATCTCCAACAACAACTGTTACAACATCATTTGTATTTAAAGTTAAAATATCTTGAATAGAACAACTAGTATTTAAACCGAATTGTGGAAATAATCTAGAAGTTGCTTTTGTTACACCATTAATGGCAAATGCAACAACAAATTCATCACTGTTTTCTCCACCATCTGCTAAAGTTAATGATGCGATAACTTGAAAAATAGTTGGACCAGTACCGATATATTTTAAATCACCATTATTAGTACTTAAAAAATTGGGTGAACTAAAAGTTGTTAATGTAGTTGTAACTGCAAATGGAACTAAATTTGTTAAAAAATCTGTTGTAGTACTTGGAATATTTATCTGTAAACCATTTTTATTAAGTGGATATACTATTTGACCAATTTGTTGTGTTGCACCAGGATTCATTGGATAAATATGAAAATTATTTGGAACTAATAAACCAGATACCGCTGACATTTATATAATATATGATTAGACTTTATTAATAATATAACTTATACATGCAGTACAAACTGAAGGGGCAGTAAGATTTCCTAAAGTCAATTGTGCATTAGTTCCAGAAATTGTCCATGAAGGGTTTGAAGCACCATCCCAAGTACCTTGTACACCAGTTTCAGATGTAGTACTTATCTGTGAAACTGTACCAGCATTATTAACATAACATCCTATCACTAAAAAACTACAAGTTTGACTAAATGAAGTACTACAACCACTAATTTGAGCTTGTATGTATATACTTGAATTTATATATTGTGCTAAATTTACAGAAACTTGTTGTTGTGTTGATGTTGGTATATTTACTGTAATTGGATCTAAAGTTATTACACCATTTATTGATTTCACGAAAAGATTATAATCGTTGGGTACCAATAATTCAGATATCGACATTATATATTCAAGTTAGATATTTATAAAGAACAGATTGTTAAAGATGATCCACCTCCAACTGGTGAACATGTTAATGTTACCGAACTAGAACTAATAGTTTCTGCCACATATAATGAAAAAGTGTCACCATTATTAGCTGTTAATAATCCAGAAGAACTATAAGGACCTTGATCTGTAAATGTAAGTGTAACATTCGAACAAGCACCTGTTACCATGGATGATATAGTTCCATTTTGAAATATTGCATAACTAGGAGCAGAAAGAGTTGCGCTAACTTTTAGATTTTGTAATGAATATGATATATGTAATACTGTTCCATTTACACCATTAAATGTTAGCAAATTTGGTGATGTCAATGTAAAATTTGATAAAGATGTTGCAGTATCAAATGCTCCTATTTTAACATATACATTTTGAGTAGTTAAAGCAGTTGTACCAGTTACACCAGTTGTTAAAAAAGCATAACTTTGTGGACTTGCTGGACCAGTTGAACCAGTTGAACCAGTTGAACCAGTTGAACCAGTTGAACCAGTTGAACCAGTTGAACCAGTTGAACCAGTTGATCCACTACCTGTTGCTCCAGTTCCACCTGTAGGACCAGTTGGACCAGTTGATCCAGTTGGACCAGTTGATCCAGTTGAACCTGTTGATCCACTACCTGTTGCTCCAGTTCCACCTGTAGGACCAGTTAAACCAGTAGGACCTGTTGAACCAGTGGGTCCAGTTACACCACTTGGACCCGGAAAAGGACCTGTTTGGCCATTGTAACTGGCCGCCCAAATATTATATGAGTTCGGTACTAACAAAGATTCAAGCGACGACAATTGAAAAGTATTATATTAATAAGATAGATATTAATATATTATTCTATCAGTTATGGCTTGAATCTAAAGATTCTAAGGAGCATAAGTCATATAATATGAAACATTCCAAGTAATAGTATTAGAAGTATCACCACTTGTTATTAAAATTTGGTTACCTGATTGGATAAGATTTGTACCACTTGTAGGATTATGTCCTTTTGTAAAAAGAACGGCAGTAGATAAAAGTGTAGGTACACTACTAGCATTAGTTGAATATCCAGCATTAAAAACAACAGTTGTTATGTCACCAGCACTACCACCACCACTCCAATAACCAGAACATGTTATTTCAGCAACAAAAGAACCATTACTTTCGGGAGTAGGAAATGTCCAAATTGTTAATGCTGATCCAGTTGGTGGTGTTGAAATAGTAACAGATGTTTGATATTGACCATTAATAGCTTGTATGGATCCAGTATTAACTCCAGATGAACCAGTTGGTCCAGTTGGTCCAGGATTTCCAGTTGGACCAGTTCCACCTTGACCAGTTGGGCCAGTAATACCAGTTGCACCTGTAGGACCTAATGGACCACCTCCTGGACCAGTTGCTCCAGTGGCACCAGTTGGACCAGACATACCAGTAGTACCACTAATAGGTGATCCGTTTAACGTATTACAGAAGAGATTGAACTCGTTCGGAACTAATAGATTGGATACACTCATATAATTATATATCTAACCTAGATATTTAATTAAATTTAATAAGTAGAACAACACATATCCCAAGTTATAGTCCAATTAACAAAATTAGCATCACCGCCAGTTACTTGTATTAAGCCACCATTATTTTGAACGTGTACACTATTACTTGGTGATCCAGTTGAATTATATAATTGTCCATTAAAATTAGTAGCAGAACCAATATTACTCATTTGATATGATAACCACCAAAGTTGAGTGAAAGTAGATAAAGCTCCATGTCCTGCAATATTTAATTGAACAGTATATGTTGCATTATCTTGTGGAACTGGTAATGTTAAGAATGGAGCATCATATCCTCCATTTGTACTAACTTTAGCATAACTCGAATATAGACCAGTTACATTTCTAAGTCCAATACTTGTTACAGTACCAGTTGGACCAACCGGACCAGTTACTCCACCAGGTGGACCTTGTGCACCGCCCGAAGGACCAGTTAATCCATCATTACCAGTTAGGCCAGTTGGTCCAGTAACACCAACTGGACCAGTAGCTCCAGTGGTACCAGTAGATCCTGTAGGTCCTGAAACTGGAAATGTATTTGAATTATATCTATTACAAAATAAATCGAACTCGTTGGGAACAAGAATATTGCTTAACGACATTATATATCTAATTTAGATATTTAATTTATTAGTTTATGATATTGTCTGTGAATAACATGCTCGCCATGCGATAAAATATGTATTATCAGTTGCAGATATTGCGACAGTAGAACCATTAGGAACTGCTAAAAATCCAAATGGAGATGGGTTAGTTCCCAAAGAATAATGTAAATCTGTTTGAAATGATGAATCATTTACTGGATTACCAGAACCATCTGTTTTATAAGACAAATCAACTATATAAGATGTAAAAGCTCCACCAGACCAGGCACCAGATATATAAACTCTAACACAATAAGATGCTGAAGCAGTTGGAGATGGAATATTAATTATAACACCTCTTGAAATACCACTTGGAGGTAATGTTACTTGATTGAATCCATAATATTTACCAGTTTGTTGTGCTAAATTAGCTTGAGTAACCGAACCAGCTGCACCAGTATTACCAGTTCCACCAGTTGGACCAGTTACTCCAGTTGCTCCAGTTGCACCAGTTGGACCAGTTGGACCAGTTGGACCAGTTGGACCTGTCGATCCTCCAGTTGCTCCAGTTGGTCCAGTTGGTCCTATTACACCAGCTGGAAATTGTGTCATTCCATTTAAAGTATGTCCAAAAATATTATACTCATTCGGCACCAATAAACCTTCAAGACTTGACATAATTATATATCTAATAGAGATTTTTAATATATAACTACATACAAATAATTATTATATGGAGTTATAATATAATCTAATATGGCAGATGCATATGATCGTGTTGATCTCCATGATAAAATCATGCAACTTCTTAAAGGACGTATAGCTATGGGAGCTGCTCGTAAGAAACGTGCTGCCCCTAAGAAACGAGCTGTTAAACGAAAAGCACCAGTTAAACGTAAAACTCCAGTAAAACGTAAACGAGCAGCCCCACGCAAAAAAGCAGTACCTATGGCATTAAAAGATTTGATGGGTCTATTAGCTCAAGGTGGAGATGAAGGTGGAGATGAAGGTGGTGTTCGTCGTCGAAAACGTAGAGTTAGAGCTCGTGGTGTTAGAGCTGGAAATGATGGAGGTGATATGATGGGAACTGCTAAACGTCGACGAGTTCATAAGCGTGCTGGAGCTACTTCACCATGGGTAGAACATGTTAAAGATTATGCTAGAGCACATGGATGTTCTTATGGAGATGCTATGTCTCGAGCAAGAGCCACTTATCGCGGCTGATACATGTAATGTAGGAACATAGAACTATAATTATATTAATATCTATGATAGTAATATAATAAATGGATCTCCATAAATCACATATGAGATTAAGGAAAATGGGTATCACCAATGGTGGTGAACAACAACATGAAATTATTAATCGAGTAGTCGATGAAATAACTAGAACAGAACCAGATCCAATGATTCAACAAGCCCTGAATACTGATCTACATAATAGACTTGATAATTTGCTCAAATACAAAGTTTCAAGAGAATGGCCAAATTTACAACCTAGAATTATGCCAGTTGACGGATTACGTAGATTAGCTGAAGATTCATCAATAAGACCAGAATTAAATCTAATGAATGATTATGTTAATAAAAGAGCTCAAGAAGAAGGTATAACTGTTGCAGATGAAATTAGAGAACAACAAGTACCATTTGAAGCTGAAAAATATAGAAACACAAAACATCTATCAACTCAAATGGCATCAGATGTTTTTAGAAGTATCCATCATCGTGCATTAACTAAAAAAGAAAGAAAAGAAGTTACAAAACTAGTTAAGCAATATAATGCTCAAAATAAACATTTAGAACCGGAACCTGAACCATTACCATTACCATTACCAATTGATATTACACCACATCAATTAGCTCAATTAGAAGCTGAAAATCCAAAAGAAGTAGATGAAATAGGTCCAGTATCATCTACTTTACCGATTGATACATTAGCAAACTTAACAGAAGCAATTAGAGAATTAGCTAAAGGACCAAAGAAACCAGATAAATCTACTCTTGATAAAATAACAGATGTAGCTGATAGATATCAAAAATATTTAGGATATGTTGACACCGGATTAAAAACAAAAGAATTATTTGATAAAGGATTAAAAGCATTTCGTCAATATACTGAATCAGATGAAGATAAAATAATGAGAGAAGCTCTTGAACATAGATCACCTGAATATTTAGAAGAATATTTAGGTCCTATTGATGAACCTGGAAAAAAGAAACAATATAAAAGAGAAGAAGCTCATAATAAAAAAATGAAAGAGTTAGAAGATGAGCGTCAAAAAGTATTAAGGGAAAGTGCACCATATATCTTAGATCCTTATCGAAAACACGAATTAGCTGATTTACCTTCATTTATTCCAATGAATGATTTAGAAGAACAAGCAAAACTAAATAGATTGGGTTTTGAACAAGCCCATTCATATCCAAAAGAAGAAGAAGATTCTGTATTTGCTTATGAACCTGGACAAGTAGAAGCTGAAGCACATCAATCATATTTAGAACGAAATCCACAAGGTCCATCATACCTATCTCAATTTATTGATACATTAGGAAATGCATTAGGTTATGTTGGTGAATTTTTCGCACCTAGTCCTAGATTACCATTTGGAGAAGAAGAAGTAGTTGAAGAATATCAACGAACTGGTCCAGATAGAGAATTCGAGAGAGTTGGTGAATTTTTCGCACCTAGTCCTAGATTACCATTTGGAGAAGAAGAAGTAGTTGAAGAATATCAACGAACTGGTCTAGATAGAGAATTCGAGAGAGTTGACGAACAAATAGTTGACGAAGGCTTTGGTAGACCAAGCAAGAGAAGAGGCGGAGATGATCAAGATCATATGCCAGTATATCCAGAACCAAATCGATATCTACAACATCATCGTCCTAGTATGACATGTGATAGACCTGGAGTTGGTAATCATATGAATCCATTATATTGGGGTCAAACTCCATTCTTCTCCGATCTCAATCCATATGCCATGAAATTATCTGAAGCTGATTTATATTCACCGGTTCGTAAACTTTATAATCATTATGATTATATTGATTCTCATAAATATTTGTATGAAGGAGATTCTAGAGATGGACATGGTGGTTTAATGGAATTACATGATGATCTAGATACATATACTCCTTTAGGTCCAGTTACTCGACCTATGCGTATTAATCATGCAGGACCAGCACGTAGAACAACACATCCTTCAGATCAAAGATCAAAAGCAAGTGCTAAACCGAGAGTAGTTAGACGTAAACCTATTAAAAGACGTAGATAAATATCTATGAATATAATATATGATTAATAACTTTTATAGTCCTGATCAAATAATTGAGACTAAAGAATTAAAGAGTATACCTCGTGATATTTATAAAGATATTTTTGATGTATTATCTCTTCCAGAAACTCCTTTAGGTGATAAATCAGCTCAACCATTTGGCAGTTTTCTCAATCGAGTTGCAGAATACTTTGGTGATGTTGATTTAAATCAAAAATATATTTATAATGGTCCAATTAATAAAGCAGGTCAAACTATTGCTAAACTATTTCAAACTATGGTTTCTAAAGTTAATAAAAAAGTTCATATTCGTTATACTTCGGAATTTCATGGTTTGGAATATTTACCAAAACGTCTTTACTTTTCCGAAGTTAAAGCAGGTATTGATTCGCGTTTTAAATTTGATTATGGTACTTTAGAAGATGGTGTATACCGTCCTTCAACTGATTTAATAAAAATATCTAATCAGTTGTATCATCAAAAACTTTTAACTAAAAAAGAGATTCAGATAATTAATCACATTCTTAATAAACCAAATAAAAATGGTGATGATTACGATATTATTACTAATTTATTTAGGGATCATTATATTTTAAGATGGACAGTTAATGAAATTTTAAAAGGTAGTAAAATTGCTAATAATAAACAATTTAAATTAAGTGAAGCTGTTCTTATGAATACTCCTTTAAAAATAGATTTAATTATTCACACTAATGATAATTTATTTTTGGAATTTACTAATTTCTATCGAGTAGGTATTCAAGTTAATTCAAAAGTCCAGGGTACCAGACTTGCTTCTCTTGCTTCGCGATCGCGAGTTGTGAATGATAAAGTGTTTGATGTTATAGATGAACATGGTCATCATAAAGGATCATATTTACCAATTAATTTTGATCCAACTATCCCATTTACGATATCTCTACAAGATGAAATAGAACATTTATATTATTCAAATTTAGATTATTCTCCATTTAAACTTGTTAAAAGGGCTTTCGCCTTTCTAAAACATTTTTATAAATATCCAACTGAATTACAAGATATTCAATATATTTCAATTGGCTTCACTAAAAGTAGAGTTGCAGATTTATTGGGTAAATATACTTCTATTTTAACTTCAAGTATTGGTATCTTATATTCAATTAAATCTGAATTGTCAACTATTGCTCTTTTATTAGAACGTAATACAAAATTTTTGACAACTGAATTAATTGAACAAATTAATGATAGAATTGATTATTTAGTAACTAATTTATCAAATGTTTTAGAAATAGATGAAAAACAATTAAGTAAATTTATTGAAAAAATTAGTTATATAGCCGACTTACCTTATGAAAAAGGATTTTCATATAAAAGTCCAAAACTAATTCCAACAGAAATAGAATTGATAAATAATTTAATTGATGAATTTCAAATAATTATTAATTATTGGACAATTACATATTTTAATAAGTTAGGCCTGAATCCTCCTCAGTATCCACTTGTTCCTGGTGTAGTCGAGTACGATGGTAACATTATTCGAACTCCAAATGATAATCCTAAGAATCCCTTGAAGGAAGCCTTAGAAGCAGTTAAATAATTTCTGAATATATATCTATTGAATATACTTTCATTGTTGTTAAACTTGGAAGTACACATACTTTAGCATCAATTGTCTTTTTGAGTTGTTTATCCAATTGTTTAGTTTTATGATATTGATTATTATAGATCTTCTTGTACTCAATTTGATTACTAAATGTTTTATTAAATTGGGTCTTACTTATTTTAGCAGTTCGCTTACCACTATATACCTTTCTAGGTCCCTTCGGATGCTTCAATCTATAGTTATCCTTATAACAATCCCTACAACTTGGACTTAAACTAGTCTTTAGTTTATAGAACTCCGATTTCAATTTGTAGTTGTTACAGCATTTACATTTCTTATTTTCAATAGTTATATCATTCTCTCTACATGTAGCACATGCACTAAACAATAAGGTCTTCTCCCCATCCTGTTTCATTAGTTGTTCAAGTTTGCATTTTTTATTGCAAACACTACATCTAATCTTACCATGACATTCTATCGCCATTTTTATTATATACTATATATAGCGATTTATTTTTAAGTATTTTAGACCAATTAATTGAAGATATATTTTTTTAAACAAATGCGTAAAACCATATAAGGAAATATCGATATATATAGTATATAATAAAAAATGAGTTCTAATTTGGAAAAATTACTCGTGGAGCTTGAAAAACTTCAAAAGCAAATTGCAATTGAAAAAGCAAAGGAGGAAACTAACCAGACTGTTCCAAAGCAATATGCTAAGAAGTCTAAGACTGGTAAACGTCCTAAATCAGATAAACCAAGAGCACCTAAGCCACAAGCTTTTGATGATTTTACTGATTCTGATATAGAAACATTCGAACCAATTAAACCTACTATTGAAAATCCTATTAAAAAGAATATTAAGAAGTTCAATATAACCCAAATAACCCAAAACCCAGATGAGCTTACTAGAAATGCTCTTTATCAAAGAGTTAGATCATCTGGCATAACACATTATAACCGTCAAAGACTTAAAAAGTATCCAGATGGAAGTACCAAGTATTGGAAAGAAGTTTGGGAATCCATTGTTCCGGATATTGGATTTCAAAAAATAGTTGAACTTAAAAAACGCCAAGAACAGCTTGATAAATTACAAGCTAAAACGAAATCTAAAAAACCAACTAAACTTCAAAAAGGTATAGCAACAGAAATTAAGACACTTACTACAGTCAAAGAAGGTGAAAAATATTCTGGTTTTGTTAGTTATCAAATTACATTTTGGATTTCTGAAGATACAAAACAAAAATCATTTAAGATTGAAGTTAAAAATCAAACTATTAAACAAATTGAAAATAGAGTTGATATAGAAGCTGACGAATGGCTTAGATCTATTAATGTTGATGGTTATAAGATTGTAATTCTAGTTAATGACCAAATTGTAATGAAAGAGAATCAAGGTCAATATAGTTTAGCACCATATAGTTTTGATAAAATGATACTAAAACAAGTTTCATTTGTCAAATTACCTTATGATATTCAAGCTAATAAAGCAATCATTCATGATCATTGTGTTAAAGATCATTTGATCGAATATTCCCAATTATATAGATTAACTAAACATATGAACTTTATTAAAAATAAAGACATATGGACTGTAAGTGATTTGAAAAATTTATTGAGTCAATCATCACAAAATTTTATAATTACTGATCAGTGGTTGAAAACTGAATGGAAACATATTGGTAATCATAATAAGGGAGCCTATAATAGATTTATATGTGCCAATGATCATTTATATCATGTGACTTCTCAGGAATTTAATAAGTCACAAAAAGATAAAAATAAGCCAGTTCCGGTAACTGCGATAAAACAACTACCGGCTAAAATAGAAACTAAAACATTAATTCAAAAAGCATCATTGAAATCAATTAAAACAAAACTTGAAAAAGATGAAGTTACTATTAGTAGTTTCGTAACTGATGATATACTATATACTGATAAAGAATTAGTTGATGCTTACAATTTATATAAAAAAGTTGGAGTTAAAATAGAACTAACAGATCAATTTCGTCTAACAACTCCATTTCATATAATTGCCGAAGAAAAAGGATTATATAGTACTGTTAATCAAACATTATCTAAACCTAAACCAATTTATATTAATTGCCCAACGAATGCTAATCCTAAAGATATTCATGTAAATGATAAGAATAAAGCATATACAGATGCATTACGATCTATTAAAAACATTGCAGTTATGGATGCAACAACAATCGTTGAAGACTATGATGAATTAGATGAAATAGTCGATGAATATTTATATTATGTTTCTACTGTTCTAAAAGGTATGTTCGGTGATATTATTGAACCTGGAAAAACATATGGGGGTGAACAAATTAGAAAATTTAAAGATCACATCATAATTACTAAAGTTATTAAAACCAAAAAGGATATTCCAAATCCTTTTAGAGTGTTAATAGATAAAATGTTAAATGAAGAATCTAAAACTAATCCCAAAACACCAATCACTAAAAATATTTGCAATGTATTCATCGGTGAAGTTCAACCTATAGAATCAAGAGAACCCAAAACCAAATATCGTATTAATAGCATATTTACAAGTGATAATGAACTTGAATTAACCGGTCATATTAAATGTGGCGATGTATATTTAAGTTTAGAATCATATACAACTAAGAAACGATACTTTAAAAATATGCTACCAATGGTTCATCAAATCTTTGCTTACAATAATGTAGATGTAATAAATAGAATTGAAAAAATTGATAATGTAGGAAATATGAAGGAACTAGTATCAATAAAAACTGATTCAATTTGTTATGTTGGTAAGAAAATGGATGATCTTGTTGATAATATTGTTGGTAAATGGAAATACGAAATATATAAACCGAATGAATCATTAATTGGAAATTTAGATCAATCAAATCCAATTTATAATTACAATCACTATGAAATTCCAATTATCGAACCAATTCCTGGAGACGATGATCCTGATTATCTTGATATGTATCTTGATGGTAACATATTAATGGATGGCTTTGGAGGATTTGGAAAGTCATATTTAATATTGAATGAACTTATACCTAGATTGAAAAAATTAGATAAGAAATATTGTATTATATGTTCTCAACATCAACCTCTTATTCAATATATAGTTGCACAACATGAATGTTATTCATTAGCAAGTTATTTTTATAAGTTTCCAAATGGATCACCATTCGATACTATCATAATAGATGAAGGTGGTCTAACTGGATGTAAAGAATGGCAACAACTATGGGAAGCACAAAAACATGATCAAAATATCATATTATTAGGTGATAGATTTCAATTACCACCTGTTGATGGAAATGGTGGTAATATTATTCCTCTAGAGAATAAGAATATTAGGTTTATGTTTCATGGTGAAATTAAATTAACCAAAAATTATCGTAATAACTATAATAATCAAGATTATATTGATATGATTAATGGTGTTTATATTCCAACTGAATATGAACTTGCTAGACATAATGTCATAAGTAAATATAATCTATGTTACACAAATGAAAAACGTAAAGAATTAAATGCAATCTGTACCAAAGATTGGACTAATAAATTTTGTAAGTTTAAGGTAAAAGTTGGTGGTCAATTGTTATGTAAAGATATTCATAACAAACTTAGAAATAAGGAGATTACTAATAACATGATACTTACTATCGTATCATATGATAAAGATCATATCGTTGTGAACAATGGTCATATCGATATATCATTGTCGTGTGAAGAATTTAAGACTAGTGGCATTGAACATGGTTATGGCTTAACTTTGTACTGTGCGCAAGGTAGATCAATTAAATACGATGAGATTTCATTTTGGGAAACTGAAAAATATAAAAACCATAAAGGTGCTTTATATACTGCATATTCCCGAATTGATGATAAGAAGTTGTGAGCCTCTTACAATATTATATTACATTTTATTCTTATATATATTTTTTGAATTAGATTGATTCAATTTATATTCAGCTTCTTTTTGTTTGAATATAGTTTCACACTGATAACATAATTGATCAGTGAATATATAATCTGGTTCAACATC